GTATGGTCCATTGACCATGGTCCAATGGCCGTTGCCCATTGGTGGTTCTGGTCGGCGAATTGCAATGATGCGCATACCCATTGCTTTGGCTGCTTCAGTATAAGTCGAATAAACATTGCCAGTTTCAACATGTAAGACTGGCAAGTGGGTCGGTGGCTTTCCTTTCTTCTTCATCCTGAACCTCCTCGACAAATGCTTTTTCGTTAAAGTCTTCTTTACGGTTTAATGACCTAGTGATCCTCTGGTCCAAATCGCTTAAAGACTTGACATGATAGAAATATAAATCTTTGTACGGTGTGTTGATTCTATCGATTCTTCCGCTAGCCTGGGTCATTACTTTATATGAATAGTTCAAGCTATAGAATATAATAGTGTCTGTTGTTATACATTCCCAAGCCTCATTGCCGGCAAAGTATTGCACAAGATAGACCCATTCCTTCGTGTCTGGTACTCGTTCATGTTTCTGGCCATTCCATTCTGCATATGTGAAACCATTCTTTTTGCACATGGCCTTAAGCATGTCTTTCTCGAACAGATAATTATAAAATATAATTACCCGGGTCTTCTGTCGGCATATGTCTTCTACGGCTTCAAGCCTTCTTGGGTCGCTGTTGACAACTCTGCGAAGCACCGGTATTAATTCTGACTGGTTTACTATAGGCTCGTTGGTGTATGGATTCCAGCGGTCTTTCCACACTAAAGCATACTTCTCTAGATCGTATGGAACGACGAGATCTTTATTGTGGGCTAAAGTCGGCTTTTCATATTTCATAACAATCAGTATCTCCTTTCTATAGCGTTCCAGTATCTTGGTATGAATATAGTACTGTATCTTTGGATACTTGGTGTATGGAGAATACACGATATGCTTATATGCAAAATCCGTCTTATTCTTGTAAAATCCATTAGCCACGAACAATGGAATGTAGTCTTTCCACTCATCTCCTGGAGTTGCGCTTAAAAGGACCCAGCGGTTCTTCTTTGTAATTTTAAGAAACGCTTTCACCCAAGCGCCAGTGCCTACAACCCTTTGCTCGTCA